GATCTCGTCCTGCCGGGTCTCGCGGTTGGCCTGCAGCTGATCGACTGCGGCGGCCAGATCGGAGAGCTTGCCGGTGACTGCCTGGATCGCGGCCCGAAGGCCATCAAGGTTTGCCAAGGTGAGATTCCCTTTCACGCGTTGTAGGCGATTGCCACGGCTGCGAAGAAGAGCCCTGCGTTAGTCCAGTTGATCCTCCCAACGATGCCGGTGTTGTTGGACAACCCAATCACGGCACCGATGAAGAAGCAGATCGCCGAGAGAATCCACAGAAGCTGCGGGACGCCCATCTTACGGAACTAGAGCTGCCACGATGCCGCGCCACTCGACAGGCTTGAAGTTGTAGTCGTGGCGGAGCTTGTACTGGATCTCGTCGAACTCAAAGGAATAGGGATCGTTGCCACCGAGAACGGCGCGGACGCCAGGATCCTTCAGGCCCAGGAACGGAGTGTCGTTCCCGTTCAGCGTCACATGGGCGAGGAACCCCAGAGGTCCCTTGAAGTCCGTTCCCATGTAGTAGTTGTTGGTGTCGGTGAAGAACGGTTCCTCGATCACGTCGTAGCGACCGGCAACCTCGTTCGGCTGGAGGAAGTTGGCGGCGTTGAGAAGGAGCTCATTCTCGGTGAGCGCCTTGACGATCCACCGGAGATTCGTGGGGACGATGAGCGTGATGCGACCGCCCGGAGGAACGATCTTGTAACCCTCGTCGTCCACCTGGGTGGCGAGCTGGAGCTCCATCGCCTTGAGGAGGTCCATGCCCGCTGTGTTCGCGGTTAGGGCCGTCGCTGTGGCGAGGTTGTTGTGGTTCGCCGAGAACAAGGCGTTCCCGTCGAACATGGTAGGGTTGCTCTGGAAGGCGTCGATCGCAGCCACCTTGCTGATCGTCCGAGCGAGAGCATCGGCGAGAAGCGTCGGGAACTGGGCGATCTGGTTGAGCCGGTCAGAAATGATCAGCTGGCGGGTGAGGCTGATTGCGTTGCCCCACTCACGCAGCTTGATGTTCTCACCGGGCAGTTCGTTGAGCGAGAGCTCTTCGTACTGCGCGTTGAAAGCCTTCTCTTGGATGTCAGGGAACCGGCCCCACCGAGCGAAACTCCACGTCTGGAAGTCCTCGACGGAGAAGTCTCTGGTGTACGATCTCCACTGACCCTGAATCTCAGTGAAGCGGTTGAGGAACGTCAGCCGGATGAGGGCACCGATGTAGGTCGGGAAGTCCGAAGTGGACATCGCCTCTTCGGCATCCATCAACCCCGCATCGGCAGCTTCCCGGGCTTCGATGTAGGCATCGAAGAGCCGGACGTGCTTGCCGGGCGCGATTCCTAGAGAGTTTGGCATCGACCTCTCCTGTGACTCCGTTTCATGCTTGATCTTACCACAGTAGGCTTTCGGATCACCCTTGTCCGAGTTCTTGCGAACGCAGTCGTCGAAGTCCTTATAGCCCGCGAACGGCATAGGACATCGAACTTACTGGGCGCCGAAGCCGGCGAGGATGACCTTCGCCTGCGAAGCGTTCGACGTGGCTGCCAGCCTCCCGATCGCGGTCCACCCAATCCCTGCAGAGGCACCCGCTGAAGCCACAGGAGCCATGAGGAGTCCAGTCGATGAGAGAGTCGGGAAGGCGTAGATCACTGCTCCCATCGCCACAGGAGCGGCTCCACCGACGAGTCGAGCGAGGTTCCACTCGCCATCTCCGATCAGTGCGAAGAGGTCACCAACGGCGACGTTATCCTGAACGACGCCGAAGAAGCCCTTCTCGTAGACCAGATCGCCAGCGGTGTGAACCACTGCCGCCCGGATCGAGAGCCTCCGGCCAGCGCCAACGAAGTTCTTGCTCATGGGTTACTTAGCTCCTTCCGAAGCACCCTCAGTGGAAGACTTCTTCGGGCCAGCGAAGAGGCTTTCCACGCTTTCACGAACAGAGATCCGGTGCGGACCGGGATTGGTGTTGAGGCCGGAAGTCGGTCCCATGCCAGTGATCTGAGGTCCAACCTTGAGCTCCTTGAGCTCATCCTTGGCCTCGTTGATGCTCTCGGTGACGAGAGCCTCGGTGACCGCGGTGGGGTTCATGCTGGCGAAGACCTTCGTCATCCGAGCACGAACGACCTGCGGAAGCCCTGACTTGGAAAGATGCTCTGTCACGAGAGCAGCTGCCACGCGCTGCTTCTCAGCAACGAGATCGCGCTCGGCATCATGGGACTTGAGAGCCTCAGCGACCAGCGCTGCGATGGCTTCCCTCGTCAGCGGCTGCTGCTCTTCCGTGGTTTCCTTGGTCGACTTCTCGGGAGGATCCTCTTCCTCCTTCGACTCCTTCTGGATGGCCTCGACGATTGCAGGCGCGTTCGCCTTCAGATCCTCGAGAGTGATCTTGGACCAATCCACGGCATCCCCTTCCGACTCCAGAAAGTGCTGGAGCTCTCCACCGGCTGCGGGATAGACCACCCAATCCAGCGAGTGAACTCGCTCGATGGACTGGACATCCTCAACCGCCGTACCATCGGCCTGTGGAACTCTCGTAGCACGAATGAGGTTGTTGACCGAAGCTCCCATGTAGCCTTTCGCCTGCTTCACCTTCTCGGCGAATGCAGGATCGAAGAAGACCACAGTCCCTTCCACAGAGGAATTGAGAGGATTCCACGCAGCGGATTCGACGGCTGAGACCATCTCAGTGACGGATCGCTTGATCGGGGGCTTGTCCGAATGGTCAACGAACATCCGGATGCCGTTGTACCGGCCAGCGTTCGCAGCTGCTTCCAGCGCACCAGCACGATAGTTGCGACGATTGGCGCTCAGCCCGGCCTTGATGATGGTCATCTTGGCACGAGGTCGTCCATCAGCCTGGGGTTCGAGAGCCTCGAAGACATCCAGCTGTGTGACTTCCCGGACCTGCTGAGGTGTTGATGTACTCGTTGCTCCCTCCTTCGCGCTCATTCATCCTCCTCGGCAGTTTCCGACGGCCGCTCAGAAGGAGCGAGAGGCCCGCTGATCCTGCGGAACGACTTGCCGCTTCTCCTCAGGAGGTACTTCCCGCCGTTCTCGGTGACGATCACCTGGGAGTCGGCGTTGTAACCGACGACTTCCTCGTCCTTGTAGCCGGTGAGCTTCAGAAGGGACCGATAGGCGGCATCCGCCTCGTCCCTGGGATCGGGGGCGCTGGCTGCTGTGCTGCGAGCGCTGGCTGTTCTCGCAGCTCGGGAGAGCTCGTCGCGCTGAACGTCGGTTGGTGCCTGGGGCTGCGTGTTCTGCTGAGGTGTGGGAGCATCCTCGTCATCGTCCACAGGGGAGATTGAGGTGAGCTTGTCATCTGGCTTGGTTGACGCCATCCTAGTCCCTTTCCGTTGGATCTACTGGAGGACCTTTGAGCCGCTTCACGATACCTGATTCTTTGACGTGATACAGCCCTCCGTTCCTCGTCATGATGAGCCGAGTTTGCTTGTTCATAGCCAGCAGGTCGCTCGGGCCATATCCTGTGGCTTCGTAGAAGTCGGTGAGCAGTTTATGATTCACCGACAATGCTGGCAAGGATGTCACGAATCTCGTCCTGTAGATCCATGTTGAGGGTTATTCCGCCAGCCAGCTTGAGGGTACAGCCACATCTCGTTAGTCCGTCACAGACGCTGCCGGAACCTGGGATACCTGGAAGTGGGGGATATCCCAGCCCACTAGCCTTCTCTCTCTGATAGGGACCTCCCACTGAAGCTTCCAGGCAGGGCACGCAGTGGTCAGTATCTCCCAGATCCCATTCATATGGTCCCGGAAGTGCCTCCAGCCGGCCTAGTTCGAACACCCCGCGTAGAGCGCGGATGTACAGCCCAGCTCGAACCACAGGGTCCAAGTCAACGTGATGTCTGGTGATGTCCCGACCGAACTGTTGAAGGAAAATCCCCTCACCCTCGATCTCTCGATCGATGATTCTTACATCTCGGTGAGTGACAGTGTGGAACGGGTTTATTGATTGAGCTCCGAGGGAATATACGAGAAGATAGACCTCCCGGACCCTTCTTGTCGAGCGAGCAGTGAATCCACGAAGATCAATGACACCGGCTCCAAGATCATCAACGAGACGTAGGAGGTCCCGTTGAAACGATCTTGCAGCTGCCACAAAAACCCTAGCGATGAAGGCCCCGTCAACTCTTCCGAAGGTATCGCTGTAAGGCTGTAGCAGTGCTCGATGTTTGGTCGATCCAAAGGAGATCACCTCGGAGGCTTAGGACCGTTACGATCAGCCGCTGGCGGCCGACCGGCTGCAATCCGCCTCAGTTGTGGATCCATGACGTTGCTGCTGCCATTCCTCGCCCCACCCACAGGAGGCTGGCCTCCAGGTGGAACTCCGGCAGGATTTTGCTGGATGGCGTCCAACATCTGCTGTTGACGCACCTTCCGCTCGATTTCCTTGCGGTTGTGTTCCTCGAGAATCCTCGGCATCAGCGAGTCGATGTTGGTGACGTTCAGGGCCGTCAGCAAGCTCCTGATGGCCTGCTCAATGATCACCTGATTGTCAGGGGCGATCTGAGTGATGAACTGAGACCAAGCAGTTGTCCACTTGACGATGTCCTGGGAGATGATCGGTGGGAAGTTGAACGAGAATCGCTTGATCTGTTCCTTGGCCTGATCCGCGTCCGTCGCCAGTCGCAGCATCCAACCAACGATCTCGAGGCAGGTCGTGCCAACGAAGTCCTGCCAATCCTCGAACGACTTCACCATAGGCAGTTCCATTGCCTGGGCAGTTGCTAGATTCGCATCCCCACCTTCACCAAAGTAGTGAGAGTTGATCGAGACGCCAGCTCCTGCTGACATCAGAAGTGCCCGACCATCCTCCTTCGCGTTCACTGCACCGGTGTCGGTCTTCATCCACTCCAGATCCACAGCGGGGTTGGAGTCGTAGGTTGCGCCTGCTGTGGGCCGTGTAAGCTTCTTTACTGGGCTGGCAGCATTGTCAGCAGAATCCACCCCTGTGGAGAGGCCGCCGAACTTGCCTGAGAAGCTTGCAACGGCTGCTGGGCCGCCCTTGATCTTCCTCTTGTAGGCAACTGCAGTAGCTGCCTTGTTGATCGCGGCCCTATCCTCCATGAACTCCTTGAAGACGCGGAACCACTCTCGAGAGGCGAAAAGCTCTGAGACTCCGCGCTTCCCAGCATTCGTCCACAGGGGATTGATCATGGCATGATAGACGAACTGGTCGGGTGGAGCCAGCTTCGAGGCAGGGATGTTGATCCCTTTGGTCACGTCAGCCTTGATCTCGTCCGTGATCCGGTAGTCGAGATAGTACATCGTCTTCGGTTGCCCATCGGGCTCGTAGAACCCGTTGAGTCCGTTGTACTTCATCGGCTGCCAAGATCGCTTGTAGTAGACCGGACGCTTCCAGTTGTCGCTCGAGTAGATGATTGTGTCCATCTCCTCGACTGGAATTTCCGTAAGCTTGATGTAGGGCGCGGCTGAGCTGGTGAAGCCAACGAAGAACTTCTCGCCGTCTGTGGCGATCCCATCAAGCCATTCCTTCATCGCAGCCGCGCTGGTGAAGGTCAGACGGTTGTCATCGTCGTTCCAGAACTCGTCGAAGGCCGTTTTGATCTCATCATCCTGCCCATACCCAGGGGCAGAAGATGTCAGCGAAGCCTCCGGCGGCGTTTGTCCAGAAGGCTGCACCGGCTTCTGGCCATTGCCATTCTTCTGCAGGAAGGCAGGAGGGAGAGCTTCGCTGGCATCCGTCGGTTTGGGCTTCGGTGGTTCCAGCTGCTTGAAGTCGTAGTTGTCGTTGCTGCCAGCCGGGTTGCGCGGATCTTGGGTTGCCACAGGGGAGAAGGAGGATTTGTTGGGATCGTCGGAGACAACGTACTGGATGCCCTTGCCCAAGGTGAAGCGACAGATGAGCTTGATGCTCTGCTTCGCCAGTGGGTTGTCGTGGCGGAGACGCCGAAGTCGCTTCAGCGTGTTCTTCCGATCCTTGGACGGGATGACCTCGGCGATCTGGTTGATGTCGTAGAGGTTCAAGTAGTCGAGGTCTTCGATCTGCCGCGCCAGGAGTTCGTTACCAGCGGTGAGGTTGTCGACCGACTCCCGCAGCTCAATCGTTTCAGCCTGCAGATCTCCCAGCCCGACTGCGCGAGCGATGGCTGTTTGGATTGAGTTCATGGAACGTGATCCCCGATCCACTTGGTGTAAGCTGGTGGGATAGCTTGAGAAAGCTCGGCTTCAGTCATCCAGTCTATCCCCATTGCAGCCTTCCAGTCTTTAAGTTTAGGCAGGTTTCCGTCCCTGATGGATGAACCACCAGACTTGCCGTAAACTCCCACGACTACAGGCTGACTCGAATGATCACAGAATCTTGTGGGTAGACTGAAGTTCGTC